GGGATTGTACCGGGAAAAACGCTTTGAAGCATACCTACGCAGAAAACGGAATATATTACGCCATTGTAGGCGGAGTAATTGAGGAAATAACAGACTTCGACACGAACGGCATTATAGTATGGAACAAATTGTAATTATAAAGGCAGACGGGACAAAAATACCGTTATTCAGCCGGAAGAATGCAAGCTGTGTAAGCAAGGCGGCGCAAAAAACCGCCTTGCTTTCGGAAGATATTGTAAGCATTTCCCTAACTTCCGCTGTCCCTTTGAATTTTGGTATAGGCGACCACATACTACTATACGGGAAACCGTACAAGTTGAACCAACTGCCCGAACCGACAAAAGAAGGGGAACGCCGTTACACCTACGATTTGAAGTTAGAAGGATTGCAGTACGATTTAATCGATGCACACTACCATTTGCCCGAAGATGCATACGGGGAAACCTATTATTCAGACCTTGCAGGGCATTTGCAGGTTTTGATGTGGAACATAAACCGCATCTTTCCGGGTAAGTGGGTTTTGGGAGAATACCCGGAAAACACGGAATACAAGAACATTACCAATTCCGGGAAAAACTGCCTTCAAGTCGTACAGGAACTTTGCAGCAATTACGGGGTAGAGTTTGAGATAACTACCGATGGAAAGAAATACACGCTCAATTTCAAAGCGAAAGTAGGAATAACACACACTTTTACTTTGAAGTATGGGCGCGGATTAGGTCTATACAAGCTGCAACGAAAGAACGTAAACAATTCCGGGATAGTAACACGGCTTTTTGTTTACGGAGGTACGGAAAATTTAAGGAGCAACTATGGACATACCCGGCTGTGCCTTCCGGGAACTACGCGCCTTACTTCATATATTGACGATGAAAACGCCATCGCGTTATACGGTGTCAAAGAGGGAGAAAAGGTTTACGACATAAAGCCGCAGCGCGTGGGTACGGTTACAGCTTTGGGCGCAGATGTTATCACATTCGCGGACAACACGATGTTTGATTTGAACGCGAAAGAACCGGACGGGAAAACTACGAAATACCTCATAGGCGACACAAGCGCGAAGATAAAGTTTGAAAGCGGTGGACTTGCAGGTTACGAGTTTGACATGCATAGTTACGACCACGCTACAAAGACTTTCGTTATAAACAAGTTCCAAGACGAAAACGGTACGGTATTCCCGTCGGAAACTTCGGCTGCTTTTCAAATAGCAGTAGGCGACAAATACAGCATTTCGGACATACGGCTACCGGATGAATACATAGAAAAAGCCGAAGAAGATTTGGAAGAAGAAGGGAGCAAATACCTCCCGACCGTCAGCCAGCCGCAAGTAAGCTACAAACTTGAACTTACCGAAGGCTTCTTTATCAAGATGTGGGGCAAAGATATTGAAACGGAAGTGTTGCACGTTGGGGACTTTATAAAGGTTGAGGATGAGCAAATAGGCGTGAACAAAGCCGTAAGGATTACGCAGATTGAGCGCGACCTGTTGAAGCCGCACAGCTACGACATCACGCTGAGCGACACAGTAACCAAAACTACGACAGTGCGCGTTTGGAACGAGTTGCAGGAGATAGACGAAATAATTAGAATAAACAATCTTGCAGACCCGGCAAAAGCGCGGCGTAGGTGGAAAGCTACGCAGGAACTTCTAAATATGGTTTTCGACCCGGAAGGCGATTATTACAGCGAGAAGATAAAACCGCTTTCCATTGAAACGCAGATGTTGAGCGTAGGGGCGAAAAGTACGCAGTTCACGCTGCAAAACATCATATTCCAACCCAACTACGGAGGGGACGCGAATACACTATACGTTTCAAACGGTACGCTCGTGCATTACGCGATAGACCCGGACGGCTTGAAGTATTGGGCTTTGGAAGGGGCTACTTTTTCCGGGCTAACACCGGCAGCGGCATTTTACATTTACGCAAGATGTCCGATAAACGGAGATACAGGAAACATTATACTTGTAGAAGGAGCAAGAACGGTAGATGGAGAAGCCGGGTATTACAATTTCCTTGTAGGTGTGCTTAATTCGGTGGTAACGGACGCAGGAGGGAAGAATCCGGGGCGGCTTGTAAGCCTTACTTACGGAAGCAGTACCGTAAACGGGCGTTTCATCCGCACAGGGCGCATCGAAAGCAGCGGCGGCGGAAAGTGCTACTTCGATTTGGATAATGACGAAATAGGCGGCGTTATAAAATTCGTAAAGAACGACGGCACGATAGTAAACGTTACGGACGTTGATGACAAAGCCAATGAGGTAAAGGACTATATAAACAATACCTTGCCCGGCATATTGAACGAAATGCAATCGCAGTTAGACGGGCAGATAGAGCAATTTTTTGAAGAATACGACCCGACCACAAGCAACGCACCGGCGAAAAATTGGAATACCACGCAGCTGAAAGATGAGCATTTAGGCGACCTGTTCTATAATACGAAAACGGGTAAGGTCTTCCGTTGGGTAAAAAACGGGAATACTTACAGTTGGCAGGAATTACAGGACAGCGAAGTAGCGCAAGCGTTGGCACTTGCTAACGATGCTTTGAAACTTGCAGGAACAAAACGGCGCATATTCGTATCAACGCCTACAACACCCTACGACGTTGGCGACTTATGGGTACAAGGAAGTACAGGCGACATTATGCGTTGCAGAACCGCGCGAGCTTCCGGCAGCTACAATGCATCAGATTGGGTAAAGGCTTGCAAGTACACGGACGATAGCGGACTGACTAACTTTATAAACAATAATTTTAACCCGAAAGTCAATGACTTGACGAACCAAATAGACGGGAAAATAGAAAGTTGGTTTCAGACTTCCGACCCGGCAAGCGCATGGACTACTACGGCTTTGAAGAAAAAGCACGTAGGCGATATGTGGTATAGTTCAACGACCAAGCTATTAAAGCGGTATAGTTCATCTTACGCATGGACTACGATAGAAGACCAAAAAGCCATAGATGCATACGAAGCAGCGAGCAAAGCACAGGACACGGCGGACGGGAAACGACGCGTTTTTGTTTCCACGCCGCGACCTCCTTACGATATTGGCGACCTTTGGCTGACAGGCGGAAAGGCAGACGGGATTTTGAAACGTTGCATAAGGGCAAGAACTTCGGGTAGCTATATAGCCAACGACTGGGTAGAAGCCGTTTATTACGACAACACACAAACCGTAATAGACGGTGGAATAGTAACCGCCGGAACGGTGCAGCTTGCAGGAAATGACCAAAGTATAAAGGCAGGCATTACGGGAAATGGAACGGCGGAATCAAGCGTTAGGTTTTGGGCTGGTGCCAGCTACGGAAACCGGAATACCGCACCCTACCGGGTATTGCAGGACGGAAGTTTTTACTCGACCAAAGGAACGATTACCGGAACTATATACGCCAATGCCGGAACTATTGGCGGCTTTGCCATTTCAAGCGGAAGAATTGGCGTTGCTTCAACTTCGGGTGCAACAAGTGGTAGCGGACTTTCTTTGTACGGCAGCTTTATAAAGTTCTCGGACTCCTACCGTTGGGCTTCTATTGGTACAAACGTGCTTCCTGCTTCAACGGGGGTTGTAGGTGTAGGGCGTTTTACAAACAATACGCCGAACACATACGGGACAAACTACGGAATACTTATCAACGTTTCAGGTGCAAATACCAACATAGGAATCGTAAGCAACGGAGCGGTAGTTTGTAATAGCTACGTCGTAGATTACGGGATAGCCAAGCTCACTCCATCCGCTAATAATTGCCTTGTACCCGGCGATGCTACGAAGCCTACTTTGTTCAAGCTGATGCCGAGATTTATTTACAGTAATTCGGGTATAGGATTACCACGACGTGACTCTATTTGTACCATGTTAGGTATAAGCAATTCTACGCCGTTCGCAGTACGGGTAGTTATTATTTGCGACCGAACAAGTACGCAAACAGGTTACGTTTGTGGTAGGAATACTTTCGTAAAGAACAGTTCGGGAGGTAACGCGATGAACAGCACCTATTACCCATATATGATGGATAATAACGGCAACAACAATACCAATAAATGGAACATGGCTAAGGGCGATATTCGCGAATTTCTTTTAGTTTGGGACGGAAGCAGCGGTTATTACGCATACTTGCTCAACATAAGGGAATAACATATAGAAATCACGGCGAATAAGCGGTAAAAGTGGTTTGTACCCCGATTTTCACGGCTTCGGAGTACAAACACTTCGCCAACACTTAGCGAACGTATCAACTTAATACTGCTTATTGGTACTTTTGTAGGACACTTAAAGTATAGAATTATGCAGAACAGAAACGGCGACTTAGTAAGCGCACAAATATCGGTAGCCGGAACGGTGGACTTTTCCGCCGGAAACTTCCGGATGGACACGCCTTTTTGCTTGAAGAACGACGGCGAAACGGCGGTAACGCTTGAAGTGAACCTTTGGGGGATGCCCGAAGGGGAATTTATAAGCACACGGTTTGAAACGGGATGGAATCCCGAAATCATACGAGAGATTAAGAAAACGAGTTCAGCAACCGCCCTTGTTTGGGGCTATTAAAACATTTGGATATGGGCATATTTATAGGCATTGGCAACACGAAGCCAGCATTTCCCTACGATTACTATTACGGAGTGCAAATTGACGTGAATGTAGCGGACACCGCATTAACGAGAGTTGGGCGACCGGAATTGCACGTAACGCTGCCGGTGCAGTCATTGATGCGCCGCTGCTTGATTAACGACAGCGGCGAAGTAGTAACATACTTGCACCCGACAGACAGCACCAAGACAGATACAGGCGCAACGGCAGACCTTACGGGAACTACCGGGCAAGTTATGGTAGAGATACCGAAGCACTACCGCAAATTCGAGTTTGACGGG